AATCATATGCTTCTAACAGTAAGTTTGACCAATCAACAAAAATAAATGCTACATATAACTCATTAAAAGGTAATAAATATATGAAAGTGGCTATAAAAAGATATTTGTACTCACAAGTTGGTTCTAAATTTTTAAGAATTGACACAGATGAGATGGCATTAGCATCCTATTTACCTGTTGCTCAGTTTACAGGTAAAACAATTGGTGGTGTATTTGCAGCCGCTAGAAAGAACTTTTAATATGGACAGAGATAGAACAAAACAATTAACTGAACACACTAACAAAGTTAATAAACATAGAAAAGAATTAGAACTATCTAAATCTCTAAGACAAGAAGTTGAGATTGGTGCTACAGGCACACAGAGATATAGAATTAAAAAAGGACCTAACAAAGGGAAAATACTATAATGGCAATTTTACGAGGTGGTGTAAAAATATTTGGTCAAGATATTAGATTAGGTTTTCCTAGAGATAGGTCACTTGATAATGTCAATAAAGACCCTAGATTACAAAGAGCACCAGGTGGTAATCCAGAAACTACAATTAATAGATTTATTGCACAGGTAAATCAAGGTGAAGGCCTTGCTAGACCGTCAAGATATTTGGTTGTAATACAACCACCTCAAAAAATACAAGAAGAATCAGTTGACGCTGACCAAGGTTTTGACATAGAAGGAAATGAATCAGGTGGCAGTTTAAATGATTTGCAAAGTAATGAGATTAAAAGAAATGTTGGTATGATGTGTCAACAGATTACCATGCCTAGTAGAGATATTGCAACGGCAGAAAACAGACAGTATGGACCTGGTAGACTTATGCCATATGCATACAAATTTAGTGGTTCTGTAGAGGCAAGTTTTTATGGTGATAAGTTTTTAAGACAGAGAGCATTCTTTGAAACATGGCAAAAGAAAATTATGGACATTAACACACACCACATGGAATATTATGATGACTATGTTGGTAGTATGGACATATTTCAATTAGGTTCTTTTAATGCTGAAAACGATAGAGATAGAGTTACATATGCAGTTAGATTATATGAAGTATATCCACAAACTATTGGTTCATATGACTACAGTTATGGTGCAACAAACACACAAGTAAATGTACCTATAACATTAAACTTTAGAACATGGAAGAATTTAACTATTGACCAAGTCAATGGTGCAAGTGTAGGTTCATCATTTGGTGAAGTACCTACAATTAAAGCAGGAAAAGATTTTGGGTTATTTGGTGGTATACTAAATAGACTGCCGCCTGAGATTAGACGAGCAGGTAGAGATGTTCTACAAACGGCTAAAAGAAATCTACCAATTGGTAGAGTTACTGGTGGTAAAGTATTCCCACCATTTTTATAATTAACAAGGAGATAATATTATGGCTTTGCCTATATTAGAAACAGCGACATATGAGTTGACATTACCATCAAGTGATGTACAAGTCAAGTACAGACCTTTTCTTGTAAAAGAAGAAAAGATTTTGTTACTAGCCATGGAATCCGATAACGCTGGCGAGATTACCAAGGCACTAAAAGAAATTGTACATGCGTGTACATTTGGTAGTATCAATGTAAATTTGTTACCAACATTTGATTTAGAGTATATATTTTTAAATGTTAGAGCAAAGTCAGTAGGTGAGGTTGCTAAATTAAAGTTACTTTGTCCTGATGATAAAGAAACTTACGCAAATGTAGAATTAGATTTGTCTAAGGTCAATGTAGAAGTTGATGATAAACATTCTAATACAATAGAGGTGAATGATAAAATTAAAATGGTTTTAGCATATCCTACTATTGATAGTTTTGACCCTAATCAAGACGCAAAGACATTGAAAACACAACAGTTATTTGATGTGATTGGAAATGTTGTTTACGAAATTTATGAAGGCGAAACAGTACATAAAGCAAGTGATTATTCAAAAGAAGAAATGCAAACATTTTTAGAATCATTATCTACAGATGTGTTTGTAAAAATTCAAGACTTCTTTAATACAATGCCACGATTACAACATGAGGTTGAGGTAGAGAATCCAAAAACCAAAGTGAAGAGTAAAATTATGCTGAGTGGGCTACAAAGTTTTTTCGGATAGCCCTCTCACATGATAACCTAGAGAATTATTTTCAGGTGAACTTTGCATTAATGCAACACCATAAATATTCTCTAACAGAGTTAGAAAACATGATACCGTGGGAGAGGGAAATTTATATGGACTTGTTAATAAACCATATAAAAGAAGAAAACGAAAAGGCAAGAGAGAGGGCTGCTAAAGGAAAATGAGTACAGAAATAAAAGAAGATGTTAAGGTTGCAGAACCAAAACAAAAAATACAGGTTGATTTAGAAGTCGATACTTCAATCAAAGACCTTGGTGTAAATCCATATGCTAAATTAATTCATATGGCAAGAGCTGTTGACGCATGGAGAATATTTCCTAGATTGTTCTTGACAGTTTACATTGTTCTATTATACAAATGTGTAATATGGTATATGAACTTAGGTGCTCCGACTATGGAACAGAGTGGGTTAATCAGTATCGTTGTAGGTGCTGGCGCTGCCTGGTTTGGTCTATACACAGGCACAAGCAAGAGTAAAAAATAATGGCAGAGAATAAGGGTAAAACTAAAGGCGCAATATTAGGAGCTGTTCAATCAGCACAGATGGCTGTAGGTTCAATGTTAAAAGGTGGACAAATGGCTATGGGTGGTGGTGATGGCGGTTCTTCACAATCTGTACCCTTATTAGAAGATTTAAGAGAGATTGGTAGACAAAATGAACAAAACACCGAGAGTATGCTTAGTATATTCAAGGCAATGTTTGTATTTGATAAAGACCAAGCTGCTAGACTAAGAGACCAAAGAAGAGAAAATAAACAAGAAGAAAAACCTACTGGTCCTAGTACAGTTACAGATATAAAATCACTTAAAGAATCAAAAGGTATACCTGGTGTATTGGCAGCTGCGGCTGCCTTGACAGCTTTGGCTGCATTTGCCAGAGGTACTATGTTTGAAGACTTGATTAGATTACCAGGTCAGTTAAAAGGTATTAAGGGTATGGCTACCTTTGCAAGTGGTGTATCTAAAATTGGTACACTTGGTTTAGGTGCCAAATTTATAGACAATGCAACAGACAGTTTAAAATTATTTAAAACTAATTTCATAGCAAGACTAGATGATTTAAAATTAGCTGCAAAAAACAAATTCGCTAGTGTCAAGTTTCCAGCATTTACAGGTTTGGCTGCCTATATTGATGATTTAGATTTTGTAAAATACATTAAGAATTCAAAAGGTTATGCGTTAGCAGTTACTTCACTAAAAGGTATTCAATCAGGTATATCTGGTATAATTACACCTATGAAAAGTGCATTTGCTTCCGTATTTGGTTCAGGTATGTCAGGTGGTCCTGCCGGTGCAGGTGGTGGCGGTGGTGGCCAATTACAAAAAATATTAACACCATTAAAAGCAATTGGTAGAGTTATTGGTAAACTATTCTTGCCTATTACATTAGTTATGGGAATATTTGATGGTTATACAGGTTTCATGGAAGAATATGAAAAAGAACAAAACTTTATAGATGGTATCAGAGGTGCAGTTACAGGTATTGTAGATGGATTTATTGGTGGTTTTGTCAGATTGGCTACAAGTGCTGTTGCAGCTGGTTTAGAATTTTTAGGCCTTGAAAACTTGGCAACAATCATAGATAACTTTGGTACAGACATTACAGCTTCATTTAAGACTGCCGTTGGTGGTCTTGTTGATTTTGTAACGGGTATATTTACATTAGATTTAGAAAGAATTACAAAAGGTCTTAAAAACCTAGTTGGTGGTACAGCAGACTTCTTATTCACATTAGTAACAACACCAGTTGACGCTGCTATAGCATTTGTACAAGACATATTTAATTTAGGTGACCCCGATAATCCATTTACTATAAGAGGTTTCTTATTTGGTGATGAGGCAACAGGTCAAGAGGGTGTGGTAACTAAAGCAGTAAATTTTGTTAAAGACTTATTTAATATGGATGGTCTAAAAGAAAAGTTTGCTAACATAAAAGCAAGT